GTGGAAGTGCCGGGGCCTGGCTACCTGCACTTTTCGAGCGAGCTGGATGCCGAGCACTACCAGCAGCTTACCGCCGAGAAGCTGGTAACCCGGTACCACAAGGGCCGGCCGCGGCGCGAGTGGGTGCTGGTCAAGGGACGCCGCAACGAAGCGTTGGACCTGAAGGTCTACAACTTCGCGGCCGCTGCCTACGCCGGGATCTCGCGGATGAAGATGCACCAATGGGAAACCAAGGCGCGCGAGCTGGGACCGAATTTGTTTAACGTACAACCCGCGAGCGAAGAAGGACGCGGCACCGCGCCGGGCCCGGATGGCCCGGCGCAGGTTGCCGCCACCGTCGCGCCGGCAGAAAAACCCGCATGGCTCGATCGCAACCGAACCGGTAACTGGATCACGAAAAAATGAGCTTTACGACCGCCGACCTGATACCGCTGGAGACCGCGCTCAAGACCGGGAAAACCGAGGTCCGCATCGGCGACATGCTCGTGAAATTCCCGAGCGTCGACGATCTGATCCGGCGCATCCAGTATATTCGTGGCGACCTCGAGGCCAACGGCTTGCTGGCGGCGCCAGCGACGGCTGCTGCACGCACCGCGCTGATCGCGCATTCGCGGGATTGACGCATGCACTGGTTGGACAATCTGGTCCGGACCGTGAGTCCGGAGGCCGGCCTGCGCCGGGCCCGCGCGCGCGCCGCCCTGGCGCTGGTCGATAGCATCGCCGCCGGTCGTCGCGGCGCCTATGACGGCGCCAAGGGCGGGCGCCGCACGCAGAATTGGCTGACGGCTGGCGGCTCGGCGAACACCGCGATCATCGGCGAGCTCGATATCGTGCGCAATCGGGCGCGCGACCTGGTGCGTAACAATCCGTATGCGAGCAAAGCGATCAGCACCATCAAGCGCCATATGGTGCGCACCGGGATCCAGGCGGTGTTCGAGAACAAGGCGGCCGCGAAGACCTGGAAAACCTGGACCAGCGAATCCGATTATCGCGGCCAGCTCGATTTCGCCGGTCAGCAGGCGCAGATCGTCGACGCCTGGGAAGAGGCGGGCGAAGTGTTGATCAGGAAACGCTCGCTGCCAAGTGCGCGTGGCCTGCTGGTCCCGTATCAACTCGAGGTGCTGGAGGCCGACTATCTTGCCACATGGAAGACGCAGCAGCTCCAGGACGGATTTGTCATTGCCGGCGTGGAGTTCGATACTGATGGACTGCGCCGAGCGTACTGGCTGTATCCGTATCACCCGGGAGAGACGATCCCAATTGCGCGGCAGTTGACGCCGATCCGCGTGCCGGCCGAGGAAATCATCCACGCCTACAGTATCGACCGCCCGGGCCAGGTGCGCGGCGTCTCGCACCTGGCGACCTCGATGCTGCGGCTGCGCGATCTAGACGAATACCAGGAAGCGCTGCTGGTGCAGAAGAAGATCCAGGCCTGCTTCGCGGCCTTCGTGCGCAATGCCAACGGTTCGGCGCAACTGAGCACGACCGCGCCGGATACCACCAGCGGTAAGCGGGTCGAGACCATCAACCCGGGCATGGTCGAGTACCTGCAGGACGGCGAGGAAATCACCTTCGCCCAGCCGCAGATCGGGCCGGACGGCAGCTACAGCAAAGAGCAGCTGCACGCGATCGCCGCCGGCGCGGAAGTGATGTACGAGCAGCTCACCGGCGACCTGTCCGGCGTGAATTACAGCAGTATCCGCGCCGGCCGGCAAGAGTTCTACGCGCTGATCGAGCAGAAACAATGGCTCGAATTGATTCCGATGGTCTTGCGCCCGATCAGCCGCGATGTTATGCGCTACGCCTACATCGCCGGCGCCGTGCGCGCCACTGGCTTGATGGCCGACGACTGGACGTGCCCGCGGCCAGAGTTCGTCGATCCGCTGAAGGACATCGAGGCGATCAAGTCGGCGGTGCGCGGTGGGCTCAAGTCGCGGGCCGAGGGTATCCGCCAGTCCGGCTACGATCCGGCGGTGGTCGAGGCGGAGATCAAGAAGGAGCGCGACGAAGACAAGGCGCTGGGGCTGATTTTCGACACTGATGCCTCGGTCTCGGAGTTGAAAGGCGTGGCGCCGGGCGCGACGGCTGACGCCGGTGCAGCAGCGGCGAATGCGGCCGCCCAAGCGGCGCAGGAAACGACGGTGATCCTGGGGCAACGCGTGGCGTTTCTGGAGGGGCGTGCTGACGTCCCGCCGGCGCCCCTCCCGCCGCCCGCGGTTGCGCCCAGCGTGACCATCGGTGAAGGCGCTATCCAACTGACCCACCGCGCCGGCGATGTGCACGTTACGCCGCCGGAGCCCGTCGTCGTTGACGAACAGGCGCGCGCGCACGATGCGCGAGTACTGACGTTGCTCGAATCCATGGCGACTGGCATCGAGGCGGCTCTGCGTTCGAGCGACGAGCTGCGCACGAAGCAGGCGCGGCTGGAGAGCCAGGGCAACAACATTGTGCAACTGGTCACCGCGCCGCGGGTCGGCACACTGGTCCGCGACGCTGGCGGCAATGCGGTGGCAGTGCGGACGATCATCGATCCTGACAGGAGTGAGCAGACGTGAGCGAAATCAATCTCAGCGGTCAACCCGGAGAACTGCGATTTACGATCGAGGTGACGCGCAAAGTGACCGGCAAGGTGGAAACCTACGAGATGATCGGGCGCATCGATGGCGATGCAACGTCCGCCACTGACCAACCGACCGAGCAACCGATGAACGAGGATAAATAACCATGGCCGTTACCCATTCCACCGCCGCGCGCAATGCGGCTACCGATGCCGTGACCGGAACCATCGGCGCGTCAGGCAACCTCAAATTCCGTTTGGCCGGCACGATCGGGTCGCCTGGCGCCGCGGTCGCGACCCTGCCACTCTCCGCGACGGCTTTCGGCGCATCGTCGGGCGGTACCGCAACGGCAAATGCGATTACCTCCGACACCAATGCCGCCGGCAATGCCTCGCCGGTCGCAAACGCGTCGTTGGAGACGTCGGGTGGCACGCTGCAAATTCACTGCGCGGTGGCCGCCTCGGCGTCGGACATCAATATGAGCAACGGCCTGACGGTGGCCGCAGGCGATACCGTGGCCTGTTCGTCGCTCACATACACAGCACTCGCCGCCTGACACCATGCTATTGCTCACCAGCACATCGGACAAGGTCCAGCTGATCACCGGATCGGCTGGCGCCGTCAAAGTCCATGCTTCCTGGGTAGACAATGCGTCGGGAACGATTACGCCGGGGCGCACCAACACGGCGTCGATCACCACGGCGGCGACCACTGACGTCGTCGGTGCCCCCGCCGCAAGTACGCAGCGTAATGTCAAGCATTTGAATATCCGCAATACGCATGCGACTGTAGCGAATCTCGTTACCGTGCAACATACCGACGGAACGACCGTCGAGGAACTGTTCGTGGTGACGCTGGCGCCGGGCGAGTCCATCACGCTCAATGAGCGTGGCGACTGGGATTATTACTCGGCGACCGGTGCCCTGCAGGGTGGGGTCGGATTTGCCGATCAGAATTGGGGGATCACCAATTCGATCGCCGAAACGATGGATCGCAACACGTGCCCAGAAGTCAACACCACGTTCGGCACCACCGGCCAGGTTTTTTGCCAGGCAATTTGGTTGCGGGCGGGGCAACTTGTATCGAATATATCGTTTCACTCGGCGACGACTGCCGCGGGCACGCCGACCCACTATGTGTTTGGGCTCTACGACATCAACCGCAACTTGCTGGCCAGCAGTGCGGACCAGACAAGCACGGCCTGGGCCGCCAACACCCTGAAAACGCTGGCGATGGGCACGCCGTATCGGGTGCCGACGACCGGGCTCTACTATCTGATGATCTCGGTGGTGGCAACGACGGTGCCCACGGGCAAGGGCGGCACCGCGAAGACCGGCGCCCAACTGGCAGGACAAGCGCCGATCATCAGTGGTATTTCGAGCACCACCTATTCCACCGGCACTGCGCCGGCATCGTTGGGCGCGCTCACGGTCGGCACCACCAGTCTGTGGGCTTGCGTATCGTGACGCATCGTGGCGCGCGAACCTGAAGGGATATTTCATCCGGATCTGATCATCCTGGAGTGGTTTGGTGGCGAGGATATTCGCGGCTGGTTCGACGCTGACCTGGTGACATTCGCCGGTGCGGTCACTCACACTACCTCCGGCGGGCTGGCAGGACCTGGCGCGGCGATAGCCGGCACGGCGCAGCACAAGGCCAAGCATTCGACGACCGGAGCGCTGACCGGGCAGGGCGTGGCGGTAGCTGGCACGGCGCAGCACAGAGCCAAGCATTCGACGACCGGAGCGCTGACCGGCCAGGGTGCGGCCATCGCTGGCACGGCGCAGCACAAGGCCAAGCATTCGACGACCGGCGCGCTGACCGGGCAGAGCGCTGCTGTAGCGGGCGTGGCAAAGCGCTTCCGTACCCACGTTGCGGTGGGCGCGCCGGTAGCGGCCGGCGCGAGCA